ACCGTCATGATCGTCTCCTTGATGATAGGGTGCACCCCGCATCAGCCCGTCACACGCGCCGGGCCGGCAGGGTCTGTCAGATGTCTGTGGCAAACGTGCCGGGCACCGGCCCGGCGGGGTCAGAAAGGTCGGTTATGCGGCCGCCCAACCGATGCGGTGCAGGTTGACCATCTCCACCACACCGAACGGAATCGGTGCAGCAGCGGTGCCGGGCAGCGATGCCTCCCGGTTTTCATAAAGGTGGCCGGTCAGCAGCAGGGCTGCCGCTTTCAGCGCCGCCGGGACCTCGGGGTATCCGGCGACAAAGGTGATGGTCACAGCATCGTCGCGGGTCATCGTGGTGGGCCAGGACTTGCCGGTTTTCGGGCGGATGACGCAGTGATCTTCATCCTTGAACACATAGAAATCTGCCAGCAGCGCGGTCTGCAGCGTGTCGTTCCGGTCATAATAGGTGATCGAGGTCACCGATTGCACCGGGGCCTTTGGCAATTCCAGACCGCCACTGACCGAAGGATAGGATGCTGCCCAGGTTTCCTGTGTCAGCACCCGACCAGCCATTTCCGCAACCATGTCGCAGGCGGCAGCAATCATGCCTTCGATCAGCGGGTTATCCCGCTCATCCGGTTCCTTGCAGTGTTCCCGCGCTTCGGAAAGCGTCAGCACGCGCCTGGTCGCGGCAGTGACACGGTTCAGCAACATCAGCCGGTGGCCTTTTCCGTCGCAGGCGTTGCCACCGCTGTTTCCGGCTTGCGCCTCGCCGCTTCCTTCAGGGCAGGCACCTCCTCGGCCACATCGGGTGTCTTTTCTTCGGTTTGCGCCGGTTCCTCGACCGTTTCACCCGTAAAATCCGGGTCAATCTGTTCCGCCGCCAGCATCGGGGCCACTTCAGTCTCCGGCACGAAAATGATGTCCCCCCGGTTGCTGCCATCCGTCCGCGACACCAGCAGCTTCACTTGAATCCGTTTCATTTCTGGCCTCCATAAATCGGGCAACTTTTTCAGGCATCACAACCGACGATTTGGCCACCGGCAGCACCACAGAACCGAAGGCAACCGGGCAATTCGCGCGGTAACCCTCGATCAGGATTACCGGCTCTGGCGGCGGCAGAAACCACCTCAGAAACTTCCGCATAGCGCCCTCCATCGGCTCACAGAGACGGCGAGTTACCCCCGCCGCCCTTCGTCAGCCGATCTCAGGCGTTGCGCAGGTACTTGACCGCCGCCGTGTCGGCCAGCTCGCCGTCCAGGCGGATGTAGCCGGCAATCCCGAAGCCCGGCCAGAAATCCTTGTCCTGAATCGCCCCGATCAGCGGCGCACCCACTTTGCGGACAAAGTATTTGCCGAAATCTCCGAACGCGATGATCCGCGCGGTCGTCGCCTGCGTGCCGGCCATGTCCTGGTTGATCGAATACGGCTTGCCCAGCAGCCGGTCCGGTTCGCCGTTCCGCACATCGCCCATCTGCCACAGATAGTTGCCTTGGCCGTCCTTCAGGCGACGGATTGCCAGCAGGATGTTGTCATGGAACATCCAGCGGCACTTCGGCGATGCCCGGTAAGCCGGATCGACCGAATGCAGCAGGCCCATGATTTCATCCGATGTCACGGCAATGGCCGATGCGGCTGTGACGCCAAGTGTCGCGGCGGTCACAATCCCGTTTGGCTGGCCGGAACCCGTCCCCGTGGTCAGCCAGGCGTTCGCGCGGCGGCCCAGGCGTTCGCCCAGCAGATCGCCCAGCAGCTGTTCCATGTTGAAGATCGAATCGTTTGCCAATTCATAGGAAACCCGGACCCATTCGGTCGAAGCCGAGAAACTGTCCAGCTGGCGCTGTGCAAAGACCGCATCTTCAGAACCGTCGTCGGTCAGTGTTGCGCCTTCGGTCTGCGCGGAGGCCACCTTGGCGGTGTCGTCGATAAAGGGCATCGGCAGCGGGTTGCCCGACGCCGTTGCCATGGTGGTGCAGATGTCTTCGTCGTACATCGGACCCCACAGCTTCATCGCGCGGATCAGGACGGCCTGCAGTTCCGTGGGCACGGTGAAGCCACCGGCGCTGTTGGTGCCAACCGTCTGCACCCGTTTTTCCACCTGCTGAAAGCCCTGCTGCAGCACGCTGCGGGCCTCGGGGCGCATGTCGCCGGTGGCACCGCCAGCGGCAAGCCATTCGCGGAACGCTTCGCGGTAGGTCACCGGCTGTCCCTCATCACTGCCGCGCCCTTCCTGGCCCAGCAGCGGGCGGCGCGGGTCGGGGGCGGTCAGCGCGGCTTGCACGCGCGACAGACGGTCTTCGCGGTTGATCACGCCCTGCAGGCGGTCAAAATCCGCCATCATCGCGTCAAATTCGGCGTTGATCTCCCTGGCCCGGTCTTCGGGCGTCTTGTCGGTGATCTCTTCCAGTTTGGCGCGGGCATTGGTGTGAATGCGCGCCTGCTGCTCCCGCAGCTCAATGATCCGGGTCATGCTTGTCTCCTTTGACCGGTTTCGGGGGGAATAGGCTTCCGGCGCGCCGCCGTTCAGCCGTTCTCCGCGCCGCGAAGGCGCAGGTTCATTTTCATCCGGTGGCGCAGGGCCGCCGAATGGAAGTTGTTTCGCCGCACGGCGGCCCGATGCTGTTCCAGGCTGCGCAGGCCGATGCTGGTGCCGTCAAAGGCGGGTGTGGTCACAATCGACACATCGAACAGCGCCAGCTTGCGGATGGTGCGGACCGGCATCGTGCCGGTTTCATCCCATTCCTGCAGTTCCGGGATAAAGGCGAAGGACATTTTATCCAGATCGCCGCGCTTCATCTTCGGAACAATGCTTTGCACGTCAGGATCGCTGCCATCCAGCACCGATTCCATGAACAATCCGGTCGAATCTTCGCGCAACTGCAACGTGCCCGATCGCGTGCGGGCCAGCGGAAGGCCCTCGTGATTGATCAGGAACACCACATCGTCCCGCCCGATGGCGTCAGAAAACGCACCGGGGGCGATGATCTCCTGAAAAAACCCGCCAATATCGGCGGCCTGGTTGAACACCGCCGCATAGCCCGAAACCCGGATGGCATCGCCATCGGCCCGGATGTCAGCGGCGATTCCGCCCCGGAATTCACGTTCCATTGCCTGTCCCCTGACTGGCCCCGGCAACCGGCTGCGAACCGATTGGCACCGTGGCACCCTGAATCAACAGCGTGCCGCCCTGCGGATCATCGGGGCGGTTTTCCATCTGACGTGCCTCGTTCGGCGTCAGGATTGCATTCTGAATCCCCTGCGCATAGCCTTCCATGCGGGTCTTGAAGTCGCCGCGCAGCAAGCCGTCCATGTTCATTTCCACAAAAAACTCCCGATCAGTCCTGCCGAACAGCTTCAGGTTCATTTCCTGTTCAAAGGCTTCGACCCAGCGCTTCATCGTGTGTTTCACGAAATGCAGGTCCTGCTGTTCGGTATTGCTGAACGTGCCATGCGACAGGTCCTGCAGAAAGGTGGGCGGCAGCGAATAGATGCGCCCGAACTCCTCAATCAGGAACCGCTTCAACTCGATCAGCTGCGACTTGGCGGCATCTGCACCCAGCGGCTTTATGTCCAAACCGCTGGGCAGGATCAGCGCCTGACGCCCTTCCTTTGCCGCTTTTCGCGTCGCCTCTTCCAAGTCTTTCCCTGCCGCCTGCATAGACCGGCCGGTCTGAAAGTTACCGGTCACCGCAAAGGGCGGCACCCCACCATTCTGGAAAAACCGGCTGCCGAACCGGGTGGCGGCAATTGCCAGCGCGATCACATCCCGGTTGCTGGCAATCGGGCCATAATGCGACAGCCCGTCTTCGCGCAGCATGAACGGGATGTCGATGATTTCCGTCGCCTTGTAGGTGATCGTTTGCGATCCGCCCTTCGGCTTGTATTCGTAAACCTTCCTGCCCTCTGGGGTGCGCCGGATTTTCACCTTGCCGGGTTCCAGCGGCCAAATGTCGGTCACCGCACCGCTGGCATTCCGTTCGATGAAACTCAGGCCCCGCCCGCCGGTCATCACCCGTTCGAACATGTATTTCCGCCATTCGAAGGATGACTGCTCATCATTCGGCGCATCATGCAGCAGCTTCGCCAGCGGCGTGTCCGTCACCCGTTCACGCCCGCTCTCTGTCCGGCGGAACAGGTTCAGCGGCAGACCGGCCAGCGTGCCGGGAATAAAGTTCACCGCAGCAAAAATTGCCGGCACGCTCAGGGCATTCTCGGTCGTCACGATGACGTCGCTGGCCGTCTGCATCAGGTCCAGGCCCATCAGACGCAGAAAATCATTATCTGCCGGTGTGGCCGTGGCCCCGGTGGACGATGCCCGGCGCTCAGCCTCCCTGCTGCGGCCAAACTCCATCCCGAAAATACGCATCACATGGCCATCCGGTACTCAGGATCGGCATCCCACGGCGTCACCGCCATTCCGCCCGCCTGCGGATTCCGTGCCATCAGCGCGAAAGCGTTGAACCCCGCCATCAGCGGGTCGATCTTGGCCTTGCCTGCCGCCTGTTTCGTGATGTGCACGGCATTCCCCTTCTGCTCGGCGCGGGCATTGCCCAGCACCCAGGCCATCATTGGCTGCCCGCCATGGCGGTACGTGCCATCCATCAGCTTGCGTTCCATGCCCCAGATCGACTTCGACAGCGTGTAATTCTGCGGGATCGCGTTCATCTGACCCAGCGCAATACCCGACACCGTCAGTTCATCCACCAGCGCCGCCACCCCAGCCGGGTCCAAGCCGATTGCGGCCTCTGCCGGCAACAGCCCGTCATCGTTCAGCGCGCCGACAATCTCTGTCAACTCTTCGAAATCCTGCGTCGGCCAGGCGCAGATTGTCAGGTCGCCCGCCGCTTCGAAATCGCGCAGCACCGGCACAATCTCTTTCCGCCGTTCCAGCACCGTCGGGTGCGCCCAGGCATGAAACCACGCCAGCCAGGCCATGGTCTCGCGGCACCGCCCGGTCACGCAAAGCCCCAGCAGGTCATCTGCCCCGCCGCCGTCAATCCCCACCACCGCCACATCGCAGCGCTCGCGGATCGACTCCAGCGTCACCGGCAGCGCATCCTTCGCCGCCTGCCAGAAATCGGCCCCGATCCAGCGGTTCGAATGCAGCGCCAGCCCGACTTCCACATTCAGATGCTGGGTGGACCAGGCGATGATTTCGCCGGTGCCGTCTTCCTTGGCCCGCGCATAGCCATCCATCAGCGCATCCAGCGTGATCGACCGGTCCAGATTCGGCGTTACCATGTGCCACAGATCCGGGTTCAGCCAGGCCTTGTCCTTGCTGATCTGGATCGCTTCCGGAAACTCGTACAGCACCGGCAGCGTCTTCACCCGCTCGGTGATCTTCCCGTCCCGCACGCCTCGGGCATAGTGCAGCTCGGTCTTGAACACCCCTTGCGGCGGATGGTCGGACTGCGTCGTGATCATCATCAGCAGCGATTCCGGAAACGGCATCATCCCGCCCCGGATCTGCCGGATCACATCATCTGCATAGGGCACCGACCCCAGGATGTGGATTTCATCGATCAGGGCAAAGATCGGCTTCACCCCGGTCAGAACATCCATGCCAAAGGTGCGCACCATCAGGCGGGCATTGGTGGTCCTGTCCCGGATCGTTTTTATGTTTCCAGCCTGCACGTGGAACCGTTTCTGCAGAAAGCCGTCCGGATCGGCCTCGATCATCCCCCGCGCCTGTTCAAAGGCGGTGTCCGCAATCTTCTGTGTCGGCGCGATGATCAGCATGTCGGCATTGCGCCGCTTGTTCAGCAGCAGAAAGGTCAGGGCAATGGCCGCCGCACTGGTGGTCTTCGAATTCTTCTTCGGCACCAGAATGAAGATTTCGCCCACCTGGCGCACTTCCCGCCCCGCCGCACTGGTGGCCATCGACCCGAAGGCGGCGCGCACAATGTCGCGCATCCACTCCCCGGCCGCTTCGCGCAACTCCGGCTGCCCAATCACATCCGGCAGCCGCAGCTTGTTGAAGATACCAACAGCCCGTTCCGCCTTCACCATGTCCAGCGGCAGATCGGCAATCGGCGTCTGACCCCGCGCCAGCTTCTCCGCCCAGTCGGGACAGGCGAAGTCGAACGCCATTACTGGACCGTCCCTTCACCTTCCAGCAGATCGCCCCAGCCCATCGGCGGCAGCTTTGCCGCCGCAGCTGCCGCTTCTTTCTTGCCCAGAACAGGCGTCTTGCTCTTTTTGTCCCCGGCACCTTTGATCGCGCGCTCCGGATGCGGGTCGATGATGTCCTTCAGCATCCGCATCGACGGCACATGCCCCTCGCGCATCCGCTGCGTCAGAACGTCAATCATCATCCCCTCGACATAAACGCGCCCATTCTGCAGCTCACCCGAAAAATGTTTGCGCAGCGTGTCGTCATCGATCCCCATGTCCGTGGCAATCCGCTCATGCGACCACCCCGCAGCAGCCCGCGCTGCCACAAACATCTGATTTTCTTTGGTTTTTGCGTAAGACGGGCGCCCGCGCCTGTCCCTGATCGGCTGCACAGGCAGACCGAACAGGTCAACCCCAGCCGCCTCCTGCGATTCCATGCCCATCCCCCGAAAAAAACCCCCGAATGTGAAAGAACGCCGGTCGAGGCCG